CGCGAATGGAGCGCCGACACCATCTCCCAGGCCGAGACTGAGGCCGGCACAGCAACCACCCGGCGTGCCTTCACGGCACAGCGGGTATTCCAGGCCATTGCGAGCTGGTGGAACGGTTCAGCAGCGAAGACAAAGCTGGATGGGATATCCTCTGGCGCCACCGCGAACAGCACCGATGCGCAGCTGAGGGACCGGAGCACGCACACCGGAACCCAGCTCAGCAACACAATCAGCGACCTGAATACAGTGCTGGCTGGTTATCAACCGGTTGACTCGGATCTCACGGCTCTGGCCGCACTGAATACGACCACCTATGGGCGCTCACTACTGGCGCTGGCTGATGCCGTTGCGGGGCGCACTGCACTTGGACTAGGCACGCTGGCAACACAATCGGGCACGTTTTCGGGGACTTCCAGCGGTACCAATACCGGGGACCAGCCCACCAACCTCACCTACGACGCCAGCACGCGGCTGCTGAGCAGCAGCACTGGCGATGATGTGACGTTGCCACTGGTGACGACATCGGCGGCGGGGTTGGCATCCGCTGCGGACAAAACAAAGCTAAATGTAGCTGTCATCAGCGACACTACAGGCATCACTGGCGCTGATGCTGTAACGAACATCGTCAGTTTGACTCAGGCTGAATACGACGCTATTGCATCACCAAATGCAGCCACCTTGTATGTGATAACCAGCTAATGCCTACTACTATTGGAAAAATCTATCTTGGCAGCACGCTTGTTGCTGGTGGCGGGAGTTCTGTATCTACAACTGAGTGGGTGCGGAATCCAGCATGGCCTATACTAACAGCGCCACTGGCGACAGAACAAAAGATTGTTGGGTTACATGCCGTGTGGCCTGGAGATGGAGTTGGCAAAGGCGGAAACTTTTTTGCGTTCTTGGCCCAGGGTGCTTATACAATTGACTACGGCGATGGCACTGTTACTAATTACAGTAGCAACACCCGCGCAGATTATGAGTTTGACTTCAATAATCCACAACTTGATGGTACTAATGCGCCAGTCACCCTGGATGTTACATCGAGCCTGGTCAATCGCACAGCGCACGGCCTGATCAATGGCAGTAAAATTAGTTTTTATCAGTTGACTAACACGACAGGAATAGTTGCTGAGCGTGTGTATTATGTTGTTAATGCAACGGCCAATAGTTTTCAGGTTTCAGAATCAGCAGGTGGCGCTGCAATTAGTCTTACCGGCAGCAATGGAACAGCCTCATTATTACCGTATAAAGTTGCAACAGTAACGATTACACCTCAAGCAGGGCAAAATCTAACCGTTGTCAACTTCTTTCAGAAGAATGGCACTACAGGACTGGTCAATGGTTATTGCACTGGCTGGCTTGACTTGGCTATGGCCATTTCGCAATGCAGTGGGGCTGATTTAACAATTGGTGGCCAAGGAACGGTTGCACATGGATTAGTAGAGCGCATCGATATTGTAGCGGTTGGTGCGTTGACAAGTTTTGTCAATCTGTTCAATGGCTGCCGGGAATTGCAATCCATACCAAGCCTGCCCAATGCAACGGCAGTAACAAATATGAGCAACATGTTTAATGGCTGCTACAGCCTGCAAACGATTCCACCGTTCCCCGGAAGTGTTGCTGCGGTAACAAATATGAGCAACATGTTTCTGAACTGCACCAGCCTGCAAACGATTCCACCGTTCCCCGGAAGTGTTGCTGCGGTGACAAGTATGAGCTTCATGTTTAATGGCTGCTACAGCCTGCAAACGATTCCACCGTTCCCCGGAAGTGTTGCTGCGGTAACAAATATGGGCAACATGTTTAATGGCTGCACCAGCCTGCAAACCATTCCACCGTTCCCTGGAAGTGTTGCTGCGGTGATAAGTATGGGCTTCATGTTTAATGGCTGCACCAGCCTGCAAACCATTCCACCGTTCCCTGGAAGTGTTGCTGCGGTGATAGGTATGAACAGCATGTTTCAGGGCTGCACCAGCCTGCAAACCATTCCACCGTTCCCTGGAAGTGTTGCTGCGGTAACAAATATGGGCAACATGTTTAATGGCTGCTACAGCCTGCAAACGATTCCACCGTTTCCCGGCAGTGTTGCTGCGGTGACAGCTATGAACAGCATGTTTCAGAACTGCACCAGCCTGCAAACGATTTCACCGTTCCCCGGAAGTGTTGCTGCGGTGACGGGTATGGGCGGCATGTTTCTGGGCTGCACCAGCCTGCAAACGATTCCACCGTTCCCTGGAAGTGTTGCTGCGGTGACAAATATGGGCAACATGTTTAATGGCTGCACCAGCCTGCAAACCATTCCACCAATGAACACATCAGGTGTGTCTTCCGCTGCTAATTTATCCTCTGCCTTTTTGGGCGGCAATCTCACTCGCATCCAAGCCACTGGCCAGCGGTTTAGCTTCTCAGTTGCAAATCAAAAACTCTCAGCCGCAGCACTGAATGAGCTGTTTACCGGCCTGCCTACCGTAACTGGGCAGACCATTACGGTCTCGGGGAACTATGGCATTAGTGAAGCTGGCTACAGTCCAGCTATTGCTACCGCCAAAGGCTGGACGGTTACAGCATGATGACCGCAGGATTCTACAAACTAGATGATGCGCTGAGATATGCGCCAACTGCTGTTTACGGTCCTGAGTTTATATTGCTCGTAGAACAAAAAAATTCTTACACTTATCCCGTCAATGGCTGGTGGTATTTCAATACCAAAAGCGAAGCAGAAGAGTTTTTCCAGGTGAATGGGGCCAGCCCAGCCCGTTGGGTGGATTTTGGTAACGCAGTTGCGGCCATGGCAGAAGTAAATCAGTTCCTGGCGGCTGCATTCCAGGCGGCACCAGCCCTGTACGGCAGCCTTACCGTGGGCCTGGGCAAGGCCGCTGATGGGGATTCCAGGGTGTTCCTGGCAGCCTGGAGCCAGGCCAAAGCTCTGGGGTTGGTGCCAGCCGCGCTAATTGCCCCGCTGCAGGCGCTAGCGACGCAACATCGCCTGCCGCAGCAATTTGTGGAGGCGTTGGGATGACCTCCTCCATCAGAGAAAAAATCACCCTGGCAGTGGTGGCCCTTGTGCAGCCAACGACAGGGCTCAGCGGGAGGGTGTGGCGGAGCAGGCAGGAGGCGTTCAGCAGGGGGAGTGCTCCGGCGGTGGTGGTGGAGACGGTGAGCAATGAGCCGCAGCCCAACCGGGCTGGGGTGACGACAATGCCGCATCACCTTGATATGCGGCTGCTGCTGCTGATCGATGCTTCGATCCCGGATGAGGCAGCCGATCCGATCCTGGTGGACATCCATGACCGATTTATGCTGGATGTGACCCTTGGGGGGCTTGCCAGCAACATCGAGCCAGGCACCACCAGCTGGGGGATGGAGGTGGATGGGTTGGCCGTTGTGGAGACTCACTACGTTGTGAAGTACAGGACACTTATCAAGGACCTGACCCGTGCCGTCTGAGCTTCCACCCCTACCAGCCGTTGGCGGTTCCTATCGCCTTAACAAAAAGGGCGATGGCTACGACCTGGTAACGCCTACCACCCAGCCATGGTGTGCGCATCATGCGCAGGAGTCGGCGGATGAGCCCGAGCCACCTGCACCTGCTCCAGCACCTGCCCCTCCTACCGACAACTGACATGGCACTGACTCGTAACCGCATGATTGCGGCCAAGCTTGAGACCACCGAGGGTGTAGACGCCTCACCATCAAGCACCACTGAAGCTGTTCAAGTGCTGGAGCTGGAAGTGGGCGTGGACACCGATGAGGTGGAACGCGAAATTGCTCTGCCATGGTTGGGCTCTCGTAGCGTTGTCTATTCCAAGCGGCAAGCCACGTATTCGTTTGGGGTTGAACTGGCTGGCAGCGGCACCGCGGGCACCGCACCAGCCTGGGGCAAGTTTGTGCAGGCCTGCGGGTTCTCTGAGACCGTGGTGGGCAGCACTGTGGTTTATTCCCCCATCTCCAGTGGGTTCCCCTCGCTGACGATCAAAGCAAACCAGGATGGGGTTCAGTATGTGGGCCTCGGCTGTCGGGGCAGCTTCGAGATCAGCTGTGAAGTGGGCGAAATTCCAAGGATCGACTTCGAGTTCATGGGCGCTTACGTGAGCCCCACTGATGTGGTGCTTCCAGTGCCGACCTACACCGGCCAGGCCACACCTATCACCTTCGCCTCCGGCAACACGGTGGACGCGACGCTGGACGGCTATGCCTTTTGTATCTCGGAATTTTCGGCGGACCTTTCCAACGAGATGAGCTACAGGGAGCTGGTGGGTTGCGCCAAGAGCAACAAGATCACCGAGCGTGCAGTGGAGGGGGAGATCATGGTGGAGCGGCCTGATCTGCTGGCCACCAAAAACCTCTACCCGAAGATTGAGGATCATACCCTTGTTCCTCTGGCCTTTACCCATGGCACCGTGGCCGGCAACAAGGTGAAGATCGAAATGCCCACCCTTCAGCTGACCTTCCCGGAAGGGGATGACGACGACGGGATCCTGATGCACAACTATGAGTTTAGGGCTGTTCCGGTGTCGCCTGGCAACAACGAACTTAAGATCACTGTGTTCTAGGACCGCTTAGACTCCGGACCACAACCACCCCACTCCATCCCCCCCAATGGCTTTCAACTTCGGCACCCTGGCGCCCACCTACACCTGGCCGGTGCCGGTGAGCATTCCTGATGGGGGCAAGCGTCGGACGGAAACCTTTACAGCCACCTTCAACCGGCTGACCAAGGACGAGAACAAGGAGCTGGCCGAGCTGATGATGGCCTACCAGCGGGCGATGGAGGCCAACGACAGCGTGGCTGAGCTGCCTGATGATCGAGAGATCGCCTCCCGGGTGCTGGCCGGCTGGAAGGGCATCCTCGACGGCGATGGGGAGGAGATGCCTTGCACGGAAGCGAACCGCGAGGCGCTGCTGAACGTGGCGGCGTTTGTTTCGGCGGTGGTGCGCAGCTACTTCGAGAGCATCGAGCCGGCGAAAGCAAAAAACTGACCGGCGCTGTTGACGCCATCTTCCGGCGTGGTGGTGGCAGCAGCAGCGACAGCCTGTCAAGTGATCTGGCAGCGCTTGGCATGGATCTTGATGCGCTGCCGGCTGACCTGCAGGAGGAGGCCGCTGAGGAGTTTTGTGTGTGGCCTGAGCATGAGCAGGTGGTGATGCTCTTTCTGCGGGCCAGTCGGCAATGGCGGGTGGCGGGCGAGAGCGTGCTGGGGCTCGACTATGGCGTGATGCCTTGGCTCACTACCTTGATGGGTATTGAGCCCACTCTGGAGCTCCTGGACGACCTGCAGACGATGGAGAGCAGAGCGGTGGAGCTGATCAACAAGCCGAGCAAGAAAGCGAAGAAAGGGAGGCGCAGCTGATGGCGGTCGCGGCTGAGGCGCTGTTGAGGCTAAAGGCTGTCTTTGATGGCAGTGGACTCGATGCCGCACGGCGGGCCCTGGGCGGGCTGGAGCGTGAAGCCAAGGGGGTGAGGGGATCGTTGAAAGATGTGGTGAGCTCCGCCACCTGGCAGGGTGCCGCTGCAGCAGCGACGGGCATCGGCGCCGGCCTGGTGTATTCCGCGAAGAAAGCCATCGAGCTGGAAACGCAGATGGTGCAGGTGCGGAAGGTGGTGGAGTTTGACTCGCCCAACGGCCTGAAGAAGCTCACCCAGGATCTGGTGGATCTCTCCACGAAGCTGCCCTACACGGCCAAGGAGCTGGGGGAGCTGGCGGCAGCGGCTGGCATGGCCGGCTATGCAGAGAAGGACATCATGAAATTCGTGCAGGCCGCCGCGCAGATGGGCACGGCGTTCAACATGCCCGCGAAAGAGGCCGGGGAAGCCATGGTGGCGTTTCAAGCCGCCATGGGCTTGCCATTGGATGATGCCATCAAACTGGGTGATGCCATCAACACCCTGAGCGACAACATGAAGGGCGTGGTGGAGCCGCGCGCCCTTGTGGATGTGGTGAAGCGGGTTGGTGCTATTGGTGTTGCTTCTGGCCTCTCAGCAAAGGAAGTGGCGGCCCTAGGCGCTGCCTTCCTGGCGCCTGGCACCAATGCGGAGGTGGCGGCCACAGGGATGAAGAACTTCCTCAAGGCGCTTACGATTGGCGACGCGGGTTCCAAGTCTTTCAAGGCCGCATTTGGCCAGATCGGCCTGGATGCTCAGCAGGTGGCAAAAGACATGCAAACCAATGCGCTGCCCACCATCAAGAATGTGCTTACCCGGATTGCCGCCTTGCCGAAAGAGGTGCAGGCTGGAGTGATCACGAAGATCTTCGGCGAGGAAAGCAAGGCGGCGATCATGCCGCTGCTTACCAATCTCAACCTGGTGGATGAGGCATTTGGGCTAGTGGCGAATGACGCCAAGTTTGCTGGGTCTATGCAGAAAGAATTCAACAACCAGCTCAACAGCACCGATGCACAGCTGAAGCTGTTCAAGAACAACCTGGACGCTGTGGCCATCAGCCTCGGCAATGCACTGCTGCCGGGAATCAATGCCATCCTCGGAGCGTTGCGGCCGGTGATCAGCGCGATTGGGTTCCTCTCGCAAAAGATTCCCGGATTCTCTGCCCTGATTGTGGGCCTCGGTGTTGCCTTTGCAGGCCTGGTGATCTCTGCGCCGTTTATCACTTCAGTGATCACGCTGGCGGGTGCGCTCTCGCGGCTTGGCATCCTCGCCACCATCGCCGGCTGGCTCGGAGCCGTGGGGCCCTGGCTGGCGCGGATCGGGCCGATCCTTACGAGCCTTGTGCCGGTGCTGCTGGGGGTGGGCCGGGTGTTGCTTGGGATTTTCACCGGCCCGGTGGGGTGGGCCACGCTGCTGATCTCCGCAGGGATTGCGCTCTATGCCTTCCGGGACAAGATCGCTCAATTCTTCACCTGGCTGGCCCCCAGCTGGAACAGCTATGTGGTGGCGCCCCTCCGTGCGCTGTGGAACACCTTCCTGACGTGGGTGGGTAGCACCTTCTCCACCCTGGGCCCCCAGCTTGCGATGGCGTTCTCTGGGCTGGCAATGGCGTTTCAGACCTATGTGGTGATCCCGATTCAAACGATTTGGGGCATCTTCCTCGGCTGGATCCGCACCACGCTGGTGACAGCTGCGGTGAGCTGGTGGACAGGCGTGACCAGCGGTTTCAACCTCTACGTAGTGCAGCCGATCCAGTTTGCGTTTACCGCGCTCATCACCTGGATTGGGCAGGCAATCACGCAACTGCGCACCTGGTTCGCCTCGATCTGGACGGGCATCGCGCAGGGCTTCCAGACCTGGGTGATTATCCCCATCCAGACGGCTTGGGGCATTTTTTCCCAGTGGTTCAGGGAAACGGCCGCGAGCCTGGGAAATGCCTTCATTCAAATGTGGGATGGCGTATCGCAGGCCTTCAACAACTACGTGGTGCAGCCGGTGCAGCAGGGCTGGAGGGCACTGGCGCAATTCGTGAGCCAGGGGGTGAGTAGCTTGCGGGATGCGCTAGCTGGAGCGTGGAATGGTGTGGCGGCTGGATTTAACAGCTACGTTGTGCAGCCGTTGCAGCAGGGCTGGGGTGGCGTGCTGCGTTGGATGCAAACAGCCGCCACGACTGCCGCAAGTGGTGTGGCTTTGGCGTTCTCCGGTGTCGCCAGGTTTATTAGTTCCAACATGATCAGGCCGCTGCAGCAGGCTTTCCAAAACTTGGTGCAGTGGATTAAGGGCACCATTTCAAGACTTCTGAGCTATCTCAATGGAGTGATGGCCCGAATTCGTTCGGTCATGTCTGGAGGCGGTGGTGGTGGAACGACGACCGGCGGCAAGCGGGTGGTGCCGCGCATGTACGCCCGCGGCGGCCACGTGAGCGGACCGACGCTGGCCTGGGTTGGAGAGGGCAAGGATCCAGGCGGGGAGTACCTCATCCCTGGCTCCAAGATGTATGAGGCATCGATGCGGTTCCTTTCTGGTGCTCGGGGGGCTTCGGTGATTCCGGGGTTTGCCAAGGGCGGGTATGTGGGTGCGCGCTCGGCGGTAGTGAAGACGCCCGGGTTTGCGAAAGGCGGATTTGCAACTGGGCCAGGTCGTTCTGGCAATCCAATGCAGATGCTCATCGATCGGCGCGGCAGGGAAGCTCAGCTGATCCAGATCAATGATGGGCCAATCAATATCACCACGGGCCCGGTGCTTGAGTTCAACGGGCAGCGCTACGTAACGCTTGAAGACCTGCAACGTGTGGCCCGTGACGTGAAACGCCAGACCCTGGGCGAGATCCGCACCGCGGCGGGACGGCGTGCGACAGGACGATGACAAGCCGCTGCCTCACGCTTGTGATTTTCGATGAGCAGGCTTTGGTGAAAGCTGCCTTTCAAAACTACTGGTTTGGGCGGGTCACAATCTTTGGGCAGGACTGCGACTGGTTGCAGTTTGATGCCTCCGGCATTTTCCGCGGCCACGTGAGCGGCCAAGGCGCCACCACGCTGGAGCTGCCGGCGACGCCAGCCATCTGGACGCTCTGCCTGCAGGCCCTGGCCTCCGCCGGGCGATGGATGGCCAAGCTGCAGCTGTATGAGTTCGAGGGCGGTGATTCCCTTCCTCCCAACAGCATGCGCCTGATCGGCACCACCCGGGGGCAGATTGTGAATGCCTCCAACGAGCCGATCACTACCCTCCGCTTGGAGCTCGGGACTTCCCTCTCACCCGTCGGCGCCATGGTGCCCTGGCGCACGGCGACCTCAAGGCTGATCGGGCCGGGGATGAAAGCATGACGAGCGACAGCCTGAACCTCCTGGCGTATCAAAGCGGCATGGTGGCCACTCCGCTGCAGGAACAAGCGGCCTCCGCTGCTCGGGACCTGTGCACGGAGCAGCAGCTGATGCGCATTGGTGACCCGTTGCCGCTGGTGTTCTGCCGGAGGGTTGGCGATGTGGGCGGTGTGCTGGTGTCGCCACCAGCAACAGAGGCCCGCTTTGCCAACTCAGCCACCAACGTTCTCACCGCCTCCTGGCATCTTGTGGTGAGCGAGGGGCCCATCACACCGATTCAGGCGCGGGATGTGTTCCAGTGCGCCTGCAGAGTGGGCACCTCCACGCAGGCGTTTGGCCGGCGCGCTGGCAACTGGAGCCCTGGGAATGTGACCGTGGACCGCGGCGGCACCTACACCCGATGGGAGGTGCCACGTTTCTGCGGCGCTGCTGGCAGGTTTAACAACCTGCACACCCTTTCCTTCGTCAACACCTTCCAGGACGGCGAGGACTGGAACCGACAGGTTCACGCCTTCATCAGGGGCGGCCGGCATGTGACCCGCCTGGTGGATGGGGTGACAGGGCCATCCAACAACGTGGTGGACCTCTACCTGCTCCTCCTGCGGAAGGTGGAGCGCATCCCAGAGAACCTGATCGACATCAACAACCTGCGGCACGCGGCGCGGTTCACCGAAGCGCTGGGCATGCGGTTTGATGGCAACTTCTCCGGCGAGGCAACAGGCAACCTCGACGACTGGCGGGAGAACGTGCTCAAGCCGTATTTCCTGCTCCAGGCCACGCGGATCAACGGCAGGGAAGGCCTGATGCCACTGCTGCCCACTAACTTGGATGGGAGCATCTACACCGGGGTGGTGGGTCCCCACGCGACGCTCACCGAGCTGGACCTGGATCTGAGCACCTGGGATCTGCAGTTTCTCAGCTTGGCAGATCGGCGACCTATCCGTGCCCAGATGATGTGGCGCCAGCAGAGCGACGGCATCGACTCTATTGTGCGGACCACAGAGGTGCGCTTTCGGCCGCCGTTCGACGCACCAGACGGCCCCTTTGAGCAGCACGACCTCTCGGCATTTGCCTGCAGTGAGCGGCACATTGCAAAGGTGGGCGCCTATGCGGTGGCCCATCGCGCACTGGTGACCCACACCCTGAAGGTGGACGCCATACCAGGGGATTACAACAGCACGGTGGGCGATGGGATGATCGTGCGGGTGAAGGTGCCCCGGGCCGTGGATGGCCAGATCGCCTCAACCCACGACTATCTCTACAGGGT